TTCTGGATGCAGATGCAAGTAACTATTCTTTAATGGCCTTAGGTGGTTGGAGATCACCAGCAAGTGTTGTGCATTATATAAGACTTAACCCTGACCATCTGGTCAATACTCTGGAGAAATTAGAATGAAAGATAGTGAAACAATTAAATTATTCAGAAAAAAATACCATCTTTATCAAGGTGATTTAGCTGATTTAATAGGAGTTAGTCTTAGATCAATTAATAGATACGAAACAGAAAACATTGCTCCAAAGCATTTAAAGGTAACTTTAGAAAGATTTGAAAAATCAGCAGAATTTAGAAAAGCATTAATGATAGTAAATCAAGACAGACCTTTTGTTAAAAAGTTATTAAATCAATTTAAATTATTTACTGACAACGACAATGGTGGGGATAATGAAAATACTGATCGGATGTGAAACATCAGGCATTGTAAGAAATGCTTTCTTAAAACAAGGTCATAACACCTGGTCATGCGACATACTTCCAGCTGATGACAAAACAAACCGACATATACAAGATGATGTACTCAATGTTTTAAAGTTAGAGCATTTTGATATGTTGTGTGTCTTTCATCCTCCTTGTACTCGTCTTTGCAATTCTGGTGTAAGATGGCTTTCAAAAGCTCCTCCCAACAGAACTTTAAAAGATATGTGGCAAGAACTTGATAAAGGAGCTCATTTATTTTCAGAGCTTCTTAATGCAAAAGTTGAAATGATTGCAGTAGAAAATCCTGTAATGCATAAACATGCTAAAGCAAGAATACGAAACTACTATCCTTTTTCACAATCCATTCAGCCTTGGCAGTTTGCTAACGACAATGAAAGCCCAGACAATGTTAAAAAAAGAACTTGTCTATGGTTAAAAAATTTACCAAAGCTAAAGCCAACAGGTAATGTTGATGGAAGCACAGCCAGAGATGAATGCCATAAAGCAGCACCTTCCAAAGACCGATGGAAAATACGAAGTAAATTCTACAATGGTGTAGCAAATGCAATGGCAAATCAATGGGGGTAAAAATCAAACGATTGACACACCTGAGACACACTCTCAAAATGCCTAGGTCTTTATATAACAATTACAATAACTTAACTAGGGGGACTGTAACCTTGCCAAGGTTAGGGTCGAGGGTTCGAATCCCTTCGCCCGCTCCAGAAAAGAAAAGACTCCAAACGCAAGTGTATCAACGCTTAGAGCCTTCTCAACCCCACCACTGCCGAGTCTAGCAATGTCTCAGTATCAAAGCATTTCTTTCACATTAGCACCATTCACATTGCGTTATGTAGGTAGTGTGTGACACACTTGTGACACACCTATAAAAAAAGAAAGACTTCTCCGAGGGGAAGAAGCCTTTCGAGGTGCTATAATTATATATACCACATTTAAAAAAGAGGAGTATTCACAATGTATGAAGATGACCCAAGAGCCGAAGCTTATGACAAATATGGAAGGTACTATCCAAAAGAAACGATAATACAATCAGTTACATCATTAGCTACTTTTGACTCAACTGGAGATGTAATGCAAAGAGGTGATTACAATCTATTCCATAGAGGTAACAGAGAAGCCCAACTTCAACAGTTAGAACATATGAAATATAAAAGCAATTTCCACGAGGTAAAACCTACTAGAAAATAACTCCTTCTAACATCTCCCTTAAATGAGGACCTCTTGATTTTACTTGCCCCCACCACTTCGAGTTCTGCATTTCCTTGCCAGCTGTAAATACATCTTTTTCCTCTATGGCTTTCCAAAACTTCTTGAACTTGGAAAATCTATTCCAACCCATATTGAACTGCATAGATAAAAGAACAATCTGTACATTGTCAGGCATATCCCTCCAAAAGGGTTTATGCTTATCAAGCTCATAAGCGTGTTTTTGTAAATCTTTTGCAAGAATAAAGTCTGCTGTCTCCTGGTCAATGCCTTCTTCTAAGTTATGGCCGTAGCCAATCGTTAAAACCCCTACAGTATCTTCATAAGGTTTTAAAACACAGCCTTCGTGAGCCTTAATTGTTTTAATAGCGATAGATTGTGAGTGATCCATTATTTCATCCTTTCTAATATTCTGTCTACTTTTTCTTCTAGTCTGTTTATTGCCACAGTAACGTCATCACGTTTTGCATAGTCTTCTCTTGTCTTATTAATAAGAATAGACAGACGACTAATCTCTCTGGATTGTGAACCTAAAAACCATCCACCACCCATAACTATGAGAGCAATAAGACCATCTATGATATGTACTAAGTCCATTATTTTTTACCTCTAAACTTATCAAGACCTCTAATACCTAGTGCAGCTGATACAGTTAAAAAGAGTAGATAAGTATACCAGTCTGGTAACTCGTTCAGTCTTTCAAATCCATTCTTAACAATGTTTTCCATGCCAGGAATGAAAACTAAGATTGTGGGAATCAATACTACGATTGTGACAAGCTCATCTTTAAAACTTGATTGAGTACTTTGTGCCATAATGATTTCCCACTTTGAATCATGGGTAGCAGCAGTTCTCATTATCTCAGCTTCAGCTTCTGCTTTGGTCTGTGCTAATGTAGCTTTTGCTTTCTGTTTATTAATTTGCGATTGCATGAACGACCCTGCAAGATCAGCTATAGGTCCTATAAGAGCTTGAAACATCAGTTAGACCTCCCCATGAAAAGACCCATTGCAACAGCGTTTGCACTCGTCAAAACCGATACCATCGTACTCTGTTCAAAAGTTGGTGAATCCAAACCGATATACCAAAAAACGACAGTATAGGTTAGATACATATATAAAAGGATCAATGCTCTTGGAATAACTTTAAAGCTATCAATAGCATGAGTCCATTTTTCTACTACTTCTGGTTTTGGTCCCATTAAAGACCTCCTGTTCTTTTAAGATAAAATAAATACCCAATGTACATAACCAAACCTCCAATAATTGTGCAGAGAAGAATAATGCCAAAAATGTTCAGAACCTTTGAACGAAACTCAGCTTGAGCATAAAGTTGTTCAGCTCTCTGCTTTCTGATTTTTGATTGCATTTTAAGTAAGTCAGACCAAGCATTAGGTCCGTGAGTCATATTTATCCAAGTCCTCAATTCGTCTTCCATCGCCTCTGCTTTTTTCTTAGCAGCAAAAGCATCCATTGCTTCTTGTTCAACAGAAGAGCCAGCAAATAGCTTTTTAAATAGAGGAGGGTTTTTAGACATCTTTTCTGCATGGTTAACATCAGATACTGCACCCATCCATTTACCTATATCTCCGTACATAGCTTCGACATCTCTGCCTGCTTGGAAACCTTTTTTAATCAGGTTAAATGCTGTAGTAGCTGTTGCTAATGCTGTAATTGGGTCCATCTATATTTTATGGCATTGTTGGCCTTTTTAGCCAATTCACATGAAAAACGTCTTGATATAAAGACTCTCAGATGGGTAAAGAAGGTTTGTTATGTATGTTTATACCTCTAAAAATAAGGTATTTTTGGTGAGGAATACTCGACACCCCAAGCATTCCTCATAAACTAATTAACTTACAATTTCCATAACTGTTAATGAACCAAGTTCTCCTTCAGCATCTGCACTATGACTTTGGGGTCTATGTATATAATATGCACCAGCTTGAGTAGTTGCCCAAACTCCGATATTTATAACTGTTCCTATTGATGCAGTTATTTGTTGTGAATGAGATGATGATTTAGTTTCACACCAATATTCAGAGCCAGTAGAATGAGCACCTTTTACATCGCAAGCATAAAAAGAATCTAAAGGGTCTACATTTTGTCTACTATAATCAGTACCACCAAATACAGAATAATCAGTAACTGTTGTCGTAGCAGTTCCAGTTTTAAAACCAAACCCTATAGCTATATCATAGTCTTGATAACTACTTGGAGTTCCTATACCAAACATAGTCATTGCATAAATAATAGGATTTAAAGTTTTTATAGTAATCGCTTTTTCTATAAGTTTTGTTGCTGTTGAAGTATTTATTGAAAGACCATTTTTGTTTCCAACAAAATCTATTCCAGAAGCAGTAACCGTTTGTACATTAGTTCCAGAAGGAAGTTTACCACTAGGTATGGCAGTTGCAGTTCCTAAAAGATTGGCGAGGTTTCGTGCATTACTCATATCTTTTTCCTTTAACTTGGTTTACTTGGAAAAGTTACGTTATCTATATCAGATGCTTTAGTAATATCTCTAAGTTCTTGTCTGTATTTTCGCCAAGAAGTTGCATCACCACCACTATCTGCAAGTGTATTTATTTTATTATCAGCTTCTTCTAACAATGGCTTTCTAGTATCTCTTAAATTATTTTTTTTACGTTCAGTAGCTCCATCAGCCCAAGCCTTTTCTTCGGCTTCTCTAGCTTTAACTTCGTCTGAAGTCATTTCTATTACTGTATTATCAATCATTTTTTTCATTAGTCTTTAAGCCCATAAAGTTTAACTGTTCCAGAAGCAATGTCTCCACTACTCATGTAAAATCTAAATCCATTAACAACATTAGATGCATTAGCTACTATTAAACTACCACTAAAAATATTACCAGAATGAACGGCATTTGTGTAATAAGTATTTGACATACCAGTAACAGAACATGGTCTTGCTGTATTATTTACATTTTGCAAATTTGCATTAAGAGTAATTCCTTCACCTGTAGCATTACCAAGTTGGTAATAACTAGAACCCATTGCTTCTCCAGAGTTAACATTTGCAGATAAATAAGTAGACATGGGTTCTGTTTCTGTTGCATATATTAAGCTAGTTTGAACTACACCACCTACAAAAAATCGCAAGTATAGAAAAACATTATCAGTTGCTGGAAGAAACTCTGCTTGTATTAAATAATTATCATAAGTTGAATTGATGTATGTGGAACCTATATCATAAGCAGAAACAGCACTAGTTATGTCTGCTGAGAGAAGATGAACCATAGCTGTACCAGTTACATTCCCAGTAAAAGCACCACCAGTTTTAGGCATAGCATCAGATAAAGCAAAAACATCATATACTATAATCATCACTTCATCAGAAGCTGTAGCACCACTTGTTAGAGATACTTGATTAGCAGTATTGGTATTGTAATCAGCCGTGTCCAGGAGAACACCATTAAGGTATACATCTACAAGTGAACCACTATCTATCTGAAGTGTTTTACTATCAAGGTCACTGCCAGTAAAAGCAGTTTGACTACCACTAGCAGAGTAACGATACCTCTCTCTTATTCCAAATCCGTCTGAACTTTTACCTATGTATGGCATTAAAGTTTCTCCATTTCAGCTTTTACTTGTGACCAAGTAACTCCAAAGTCAGAAGGCTTACTACTTTCAATAGCTTCTCCATCTTTAGAGCCAGTAACTTTTCTAAACATAGCATTAAATTCTGTTTCATTTGTTGGTGTACCTCTTAGTATCCATTCGCCAAGATTAAGATTTGTTAATGCTTTTCCCAATTTTGTACTCATTGTTTTATTTCCTGTAGTAACATAATAACGGCTGAATTAGTTGAACTTGGGTCCATTGCAAAATAACCTGTATGAGCATTTACATAAAAGTAAACTTGGTAATCTACTTGGTTTGTTGTGTTTGGACTATCTAAATATGAATGAGAATATGGTTCGTAATATACACTTGCCATATTTCTTCTGTATAATACAAAAATAGAAGAATACCCTCCACTATTTATTTGCCTATAAAGACTACCATTTTGAAAATTAGTTCCACCAGTATAACTTCCTTGTCCACCTTGCAAAGTAAAAAGAATTTTACTGCTAGAAAATTGAGGTGTAATCGAACCAATAAAATTTGTTGCTACTAATGAAGTGCTAGTTGTAGTTATATCTCCATCTTGGACAAAGGATAACGTTTGTATTATAGAGCCAGCTGGCATTTCATCTCTAACTGCGTTTGTTGCTAACTTAGCAGTTGTAATAGAGTCATCAGCTATATTTGCTGTATCAACTACACTCTGCGTTACTATAGAACCGACATATCCCATAATTTATTACTCCGATATTGTATCTACTGCTGACACAACAACGTCCATAGAATCTGTTGCATCTGATTTTGCTCTTAACTTATCGCCTGATTGTAAGACTATCTTTGCACCACCATCTATAAGTTCTAGTGATGAACCACTTGGTATTGGTGCATTTTTAATTAAGTAAGCAAGAACTGTATTACCATCATTCGTAATTGCTACATCAGCTACAATCGTAGAAGCAGAAGTGTTGGCTAATCGTAAGCCAACTATTGCATCATCTGAATTAGATGTTGCTCTTATATCTACCAAACTGGCATCTATATCTTTGGTAATTGTACGTTCAAAATCTTGTGCCATTATATTCTCCTATTCACAAGGCTATCGCCATAGCCGTGGCAAAGCCTTTTGATGCTTTTGCACTTGCTGCAGTAGTTGCTACTGTTTGTACAAAAGCAGTTGTCGCTAATTGAGTTGTATTTGTTGCAGAACCAGCAGTTGGTCCAGCAGGTGTTCCTGTAAAAGTTGGTGAAGCTATTGGTGCTTTAGCTGATATTGTTCCAATGTTTGAAGCTACTGTATTTACATTTGAAATATCAGTTGCAACAGTAGCCATATTTGTAACGTTAGCTGATGTACCTAAGTGACCCATTGCAGTTACATTGGCACTTGTGCCTATATGACCCATAGCAGTTACGTTAGCTGAAGTGCCAAGAAATCCAATGTCCTCAACTACTGCACTAGTTCCTAGTAATCCCATAGCAGTTACATTAGCTGATGTTCCTAAATGTCCCATCGCAGTTACATTTGCAGATGTTGCAAGTAAGTTCATATCAGTAACAATATCGGATGTCGCAAGGGTGTTTAAATCGCTAATGATATCACTTGTTGCCAGGGTATTCATATCTGAAATTACGTCACCATCTGCAAGCAGTGCCATATCAGAAATGACATCTGAAACTGCAAGTAAAGCCATGTCAGCTACACAGTCAGTTGTTCCAAGAAGAGCCATATCTGCAACTGCATCAGCAGTTCCTAATCTTCCTATCTCTGTGGCTTTTCCAGCTACTGCACCAATGTCTGTTGCATCTGCGGCAACTGCTGTTACGTCAGATGATATTCCAGCTACGGTTGTTACATTTGAACTTATTCCAGCAACTGTTGTAACGTTTGCATGAATACCAGCAACAGTAGTAATATTTGCACTAATTCCAGCAAGAGTTGTTATGTTGGCAGATTGTGTTGCTACAGTACCAGTATCGGCAACATCTCCCCCCACCACTGCTAGTCCTGATGTTTCATGAAAAGCCAAGTATTTACCAAGACGAGATGACTTAGTAGGTAATGTTATACTTGCAGTTGCATCTGATTGAGGCAGTGTTAAAGCTCTATCGTTTTCAGTTTCGATCTGCTGAATAACTGCATATATCTTGTCTAGTTCGGTGTTTAATGAAGCAATGTTAAAAGGACCAGAAGTAGGGAAATCATTTGTCCTAGAGGCTTCTACATCTCGATAGATGGTATATGTATGAGTGTTATCATAACTGTCACCTAATGTAATAGAGCCACCTGAATAACCGTCATCAACTGACGTTCCTGTAACTGCAAATGTTCCTGTCCCAGTACCTCTTGTTATCGTTGTGTCAACTCCAGCACTTGTCGTAACAATAGCTTTAACGTCATCTAAATTAAAGAATGGAAAATCAATCGTTAAAGAAGTACTATTAGCCGTTACAGCTTGTGTGTACTGAACTCGTGCATCGTTGTCTGCAATAGATATAGTAGCCATATATTACCTCTATCATTTAGCACCTCGTTCGTTAATTCACATTGCTTCCTCAAAAGTGGTGGGGTTTATTGACCAAATACTCCGTCTAATATTGGATCAAAATATGGTAAGTTCCCTCCAGGCATTAAAAACCTTGCACTTTTTAAAGTGTTTTTATCAGCTTCAAATCCTAAAACGTCACTTGCTATACCACCAAATGTACTTATTTTACTTCCTGTAGGTCCAAGAACAGCTCCCATCTTTGCACCTGTTGGCATATATCTGCCATTAGCATCATCAAAGTAAGGTCTTAAACCAAATTTAAAATCACTTATTTTTTCAACGGCATTATTTAAATCCATAAACCATCCAGTAATTCCACTTCGGTCTATGGCATTAACTAATGTTTCCATAAAGTCTTCTTCTCTGTCGATACCGTATTGGATCTTTTTCATTTCGTTAACCATCATACCCATACCAACCATTAGAAAAGCACCTTGCCAGAAAGCAGCACTTCTTTCCTGAAGACCTGATGTCATAACTCTAACTACTGCACCTTGTCCGTATCCTTTGAATTGTGTCAGCAATGAACCAAATTCAGTTGATGTCCATAGAGCTCTGTCTCCAGCTCCTGGGGTTACTATTATTCTGTCAGTTGTTTGATTAAGTGCATTTCTAAATTTAAGTACAGCAGTTTTATCTTTCCAGAAATCTGTTTGTGGTAAAGTAACACCTTGCATTTTTTTACCGTGAGTTTCTACTTGCAGCTTCATTCTTGAGTGCATCTGTTGATCAATACCATTTTTAAGAAGAGCTTCTCTTTCTAATCTGGTTAGTTTAGCCCACGGCTTTAAAATACTGTCAGTCATTTTTAATGCGACTGTTGATCCTGCAAACTCTTTAAGCATTTGGTTCCAGTAGTTTAATCCGTTCATCATAAAAAAAGTTCCTGTACTTTGATTAACAGCTCTTTCCCAAGCAAAACGACTACCAAACAAATCTCCCATATCAGAAAAAGCATGGGCTCTCAAACCTAACTGAGCATCAATAGCAACAGAAGCCATATCAAGCTCTCTTTTAAGCATTTTCTTAAATATTCTTTTTTGATTTCTAAGAAGATTTTTTAAGCCAAATTCATAAGTATCTGTTAATCCCATAACCATTGTTGTTCTAGCCATATCTGGAACAGAAGATAAAACAGCACCACCCATACTGGTAATAACATTAAAGCTTTTCATAACTCTTATAAATCGACTTGAAAACTGATGAGGGTCTTTAGATGCTCCGTAAGTTCCTCTTAATCGATCTCTTAGACCTTTAATATCTGCAATATCTTGATTTAAGCTTTTTCTTATTGCATCTTTTCTTTTTTGGCTTTTTGCTCCCTTTAGCAAAATATCGTACTCGTCTGCAACTTGTTTTAAAACAGATGATAATTCAATGTCACCAAAAGCTCTTGTTAGCTCTATGTCCATTCCCATTGTTTTGACATGGTGTCTCATAATGGCTTCTATATCGTTTTCTAAAAAATCATCAATTAATCGATCAGGTATGTCCAGTGTTCTTCCTTTGGTTGAACTTGCTTGAGTTATAAAGTCAACTTGAGAAAGACCATCTTCAATATCGTAATAAGGTTTGTTTCTTGAAACACTATCAAAAGCATCATCAGCAAACTTGGAAGCTTGTTCTGGGTTCATGCCTTTTTCTCTAATCCCCCAACTGCGAATAATAGATTTAAAAGATTGTTCGTTGGCAATAAGTTTGTCTACTCTCCATATTCTAGGAACATATGACAATCCGTTGTTTAGGTTAACACCATTTGCTTTGATATCTTTTAGTCTTTGTTGAGCATTTGCTAGTTGATCTTGTATAGCTAGCTTTTGTGCAGGTGTAAGATTAACATCGCTTAATTTTGCTTTTAAAGTTTTTATCTGTTTACCAACTTGTTTTTGAAATAGCTGAACACTTTCAGCTTGGTCTTTTACATAGTTAAGTGTTTTTCTATATTCCTTAACTGACTTTTCTATAAATGGAGTGGCTGCATCAACAAGAGTATCTTTATCCCCATTAGCTAATGCTTTTTTAATTCTAACTCTAAATTCATATTCAGTAAGATGTCCTGCTCCTTTACCAATTTTATCTTCGACAAATATCTTAACTTTTTGAAATGATTTCTTAATCTCTCCATCAGCTGCAACCTTACCTCTGTACTCAATAAAAAAGTTATCCATTCTTTCAAATGACTTTTTAAGTTTAGAGTAAAAGTTAACTCTAAATGTTGTTTCTACTGATTGTTCCATAGCTTCGTTTTCACGAACTTTCTTTTGCATTATCCCACCAAAATCAACCATTTTTGCAGTTAACGATCTTACATATGGATTAATACTTTGAGCCATTCTGGTAATCGGATTCCAAGCTAACTTTTCCACACCAACACCAGTTGTTTCAAGTGCTTCGTTTTCCATTGCATTATAAAGATTATTTCTTTGATGTTTCGGAGCTGCGTTAGCTCCTGCTGAATTGTAATACTTTTTAGATTTAGGTTTAATTTTTTCGTCTACATATTTGTTTCTTGTAATAAAGTCTGCAATTTTTCTGTAGTTACCTCCACCTAAAGCCATTGTTGCAGTACCACCCATAAGAGTTGATAGTGTTAAAGCTGCACTTGTATATCCAATGTCTTTATTATAGTTCTGAGCACCAATAAGAAATTCTTCTGGAGCCATTATAGCTCCTGTATATAAACCACCACCAAGAAATCTTTTAAACCAACTAGTAGAAGCCATAATACTTTTAGGAGCCCATCCCAATAACAAAGCAGGACTTGCAAATCCTGAAACTAAAAGAGGTATTGCTGTGCTACCAGAATTGTTAAGAATTTCCATATCATAAATATCTTGTTTATAATCTTCAATTCTCTGCATTGTTTCAGCACTACTACGACTGCTCATAAAACGATATTCTTGACCTCTCAGTCCTGACATTGAAATTTGTGGATCATCCCAAACAGAATAACCTTCTTCACTAGGCTCTGTAATATTCATAAATAGTCTTTCTAAAGACTCCATAGGAGCGTGCTGTCTAAAAGCTGCCCCCCAAACCATTGAACGATCACTATTAAAGGGCGACCAAGGTTCATGCTTATATAACTCTCTCATGTTACCCAAGCTGACTTCTTTACCAATGTTAGCTACAGATATTTCAGAATTAAGTTTATCGTATAGTTCGTAAAAGTTTGTAGTTACTTCCATATACTTTTTCTTGCTTCATCCCATGTTTGATTTTGAATACCATACGAAAGCCAAGTACCTCTTATTTCTTCAGGAATTTTATTGTAAGCATTACCTAGTTCTTTCCAAGGTGCAAAAAGACCTGGAAGACTATTTCTTTCTATGGCTTTTATAACTTCTAAAAACTGACTTGCATCTTTTTCTCTTATTTCTTTCATATCTATTAAATCTGAGCTTCCCATAGAAGACATAAAGCTATTATAAAACTTTACCATCATCCCAGTTTGATCGTAAGGAGACAGTTGTTTTTCAACTGCCTTTTCCATGATATTATTCATTTCTCTTGTATTAAAAAGACCACTGTGTAAAAAAAACTTGCTTAACCCTGTAGCATTTTTTGTAGCATGATAAGCGTTAACCATTGCAACACTGTGTATTGATTTTTGAAAGTCGTAAGAATAGTCACTTATTAAAACTGTTGGCTCAAAACTGTTTCCGTCATACTGCATTACTGACCATGTATTTTTCTTTCCAACAACAGTATTGGGTACAAAAAATATCTTATCTTCATTTGGTCCAAAATCAGGTGGACCTGCTCTTTGAATGGAATACCACTGATGCATAAAATCTTGTTTTATATACTTCATTGGGTCTTTATTAAAAGCACTGGTAAAATCTACATATTCTTTAATTCCACCTACAGGTGCGATTGTTTTTAAAGCTTCTTTTTGAATAGGATCAACAACTACTTGAGCAACTTCTGTCCCATCAGGATATTCAATTTCCTGTATGCCTATTCTATCACCAAAATTGCTCATTGAAGTAATAATAGCTTGTTCCATAGCATCTTCAGAATAAGGAACTCCTGCATTTTTTAACCATGTAAAACTCATATCCATAATTTGAGATTTTACTTTTGGGTCATTCCATACAAAATCAAGATTACTTGTTCCTATTTGCTTAACAGAGTTTCTAATTTCTGTAAAAAGAGGGTCTTGTCTAAAAGGAATTATCCAATCAGCTGCTTTGTGTGTCCATCCCCAGTTTTGAAATATACGTTGAAATTCATTATCAAAATATTCTATATGGTTTTCGTAGCCTTCTGGCAACATTGCACTTATTTCTCTTGATGTTGCTTGAGTTGCATTTTTTCTAGCGTTCCATGTAGTCCAGTTTTCAAATCCCATTTTCTTTGCAAGATGGTATGCACCATAATTTATGTCGTTAAACTTAAGAAGACTTCTTGTCATGTCTTCTGCTATTTTTGGAGAATATTTTGCTTTAAAAGATTCGTGTATTTGTGCAACAGCTCTTTGCATTGTTCCAAACATAAGCTCTTGTTTTTCTTTGTCTGTTCCTGGCAACATCCCTTCCATGCCTTTTAAAACAAGTGCAAAATCTTCAGGAAGAACACCATGAGAGGTTGCAAAGCCAATAAGACTTTTAAAAGCACGAGCTTGAACATCAGGTCTGTCGTACATAAACATGGCATCCTGCCATCTAATTTCTTTTCCCCCTTGAGGGTCCATAACAGATAAATTACCAAATCCTATTTTTTCTCTTAAATATTCAAGAGCTTCACGACCATGCAAACCCCATAAACCTTGTTTCAATTGACCCATTAAAACATCAAATTTTGCAGCATCTTTATGAAATTCTTCATATTTATCAGCATAGCTTAAAACCATACTTTTCCATTCTGCTACTGTTACTGATGCAAAAACACTTTTAGCTTTTCCTTCTTGATCGTACTTGGTTTTAAAGAAACCACCTTTAATATTGTCATCAATAAATTCTTCGCTTATTAAAACAGATGGATGAAGAACATAACCTCCTAAATCACTCATTTGAAATTTAAATTCTTCTAGTCTTTCTGCATTGTCCATTTTCCCTAATGGTATTACAAAATCCTGAACAGCCTTTAAATACCTTCCGTGAATACTGCTCATATCAATTCCTAGAGCCAGTCCTTCTTTTATTTTTTTACTGATTTGACCAAATAAAACTCGTCTTGAAGAATTGCTAGCAAGTTTATTTTCTGCATTGTTCAACATTATATTTGCATCAGTTAAAAATGGAGTTTTGACTGTTTTATTCCAGTTAGCTAATGCTTCGTTTTTATTACCAGAAAGCAATCCTTTTAATTGTGATTTTAAGGCATTCCTATGAGCTTGATCTACATCTTCAAATGAATCTATTTGCTCATCTGATGTAACATTACCTATCCATATATCGTTGACGTAATCATCATAACGTAGTTTTTTCTTTTTAGTTTCTTCAGCAGATAGTATTGCATCATTTTGTTTCATCATTGAAAGTCTGTTTCTCATATTACTTTCAATAGCTTGAAGATTAAGGTTGTCTCCTCTCCCTGACAACTGATTAATTATCTCGTCAATTTCAATAGATGTTGCTACTGCATCTCCATTATTAGCTTGATACTCTCTAATAACATGACCTTCAGCAGCTGCAGAAGCGACTGCTGTGTTGCCTTTTGCCATAGCATCTGCAATTAAATCTTCGCCAATGCCAAGACCTTGCAAATGTTCAGATATTTGACCTAACTCTCTATCAAGCCTATCCATATGATGAATGTCTATTGTTTCTCCAGATTGAGATGTTATTAGATAATGATGCTTTTTTTCTTGAATAATATTGTTCATTCTTAAATTATTAGAAGCTATATCTTCTTTTTTAACTTTGTCTAAAAGTTGTGATCTTGAGTATCTTTCTGCTCTTCCAAAAGCTGAAAGATATGTTGGCATAATTTCAGATTTTAATTCATCAGGAAGATTTTCAACCGTTATTCCGTACTCTTCCATAATGGCTTTTACACCATCTGGATTAGCAAAGTTATCTTGTGCAGCAGTTTCAGCTGCATTGGTAACATCATTAGAAAATGCAGTTTTATATGTCTGTATTAATGCTTTTCTAAATACAGATTGGACCTGAGCTTCATCAGCTCCATAAAACATACCAGGATTATATTCCATAGATGTAATAGGAATAACTTTATTGTCATCATCAAACTTAACAGCAGTTTTACCTGCAAGCTCAGCATCTAATAGAGCTTGGTCAAATCTCATCTTTCTGTCGTGCTGTCTAATGGCTTCACTTGTTTGTGCAACTTTTCCAATCGCAATAGCCATATCCTTTAATCCAGTTGCAGGACTTACTCCAACTGGTCTTACACCAAATTGCTGACTTCTTGTTGGTTTATATACCATTATGTTGAATACCTTCCTCTGCCAGTCCTATAATCATAGCCAATACCGTAACCTGATGCCATTCCACCAATAAGTGCAGCTTTACCTGACTTCTTCGCAGAAGCTCCTGCTAATGTGAATTTTCTTCTATTACTTAAACCCATTAGTTTAATTGAACTGATATCAGCATCTGCAAATTTCTTTTCACTTTCTTTCAGAGCTGAAGAAGTTCCACCTTGATTAATTGATAGACCACGACTGCTTTCACTTACATTTAATGCAGACATAATTCCTAATAGCTGATTTCTTCTTGAATTTTCCTGCTGATCTGCTTCTATTTTTGCCATATCAGCTTGTTCAGCATTGGCTTGTGCTTCAGCTTCATAAGCATCTTTTTGTAGCTTGGCTGACATTAATGTTGAGCCAACTGATATTGCCATCATTACTGCTGGATTACCCATTAAACTTCTACCTCTAGTAAAATTCCGTTTAAATTTAATGGAAGAGGTTCATCTGAACTAATTGTAACTTTTCCATCTTTACTCCAACCTAGAAAATATATTTCTTTTCTTGTCGTCAATGCACTTGGCTCTAAAGAAAAATCATCTGTAACCGATCTTATCAAAATATTTGTACTCTTGGCTTTCACACTAAGTGTTTCGTTTAAATCAAGAACGGCTCTAACAATACGTCTTTTTTGACCAACAGAAATACCGTCATCAAGTTGAAATTCTGGTGGAAGTGTTTCTATTGTCGGAGTGTAATTCAATCCTATTTCAACAGAAGTAACAGATTCAGTTAAGGTTACTACACCACTTCCGTTTGTCGTATATTGTCCGAGGGAATAGTTTCCAGATTTGACATAGACTTGAGTGTTCGGAAGATGTGATACCGTCCAGGTAGTACTTGATCCTCCTGTTTGCTGACTTGCCATGTCGAGATAATAAGAATTATCAAGAAGCTCCAAAGACGTAACAGTTGAACTGTTGATCGTTCTTTCAACAATGCAATAAATCTTTCTATTTGAATTGACAACATTCTTAAAACTTCCGTTGGTTTCATATCGTGTCCAACCTTGAAGCTTTTCTTTTCTTATCGACATAAAGACTGGCATATGACCATCTGAGTTAACGGCATATAAATAACCTTCTACTTGATCTGAAGACTCTCTTTGAGCCACCATTCCAACTGGAGTTCCCAATATGTGAGGAGATAATATTGTTAAGGCATCCGAGTTGTAGGATTGCGATAAATCCGAGTAGATAAATTCTCTGATTGCTCCTTTTGATTTTGTAAGGAAGACGAGGGCTCCATCAAAGTCTGTAGGTTGGACTGAACCACTGCCAAACGACGTTTGCTTCTTGATAGCGATTGTTGAAGGAGTAAGAGGTTTGTTTTCTGATGTAG